AAAAAATATTTATTAAAGAGGTGAACAAATTGAATATTTTCACTAAAGCTGGCTTACAGCTAAGAGATGCATTTAATTCTATTTTTGGCAGTAAACAAAATACGAATTATTATAATTATGCAGATTATCAATCACTTATTGGATATTCTAATCCGCTTGCTCGTTATTCGGGTGATGTATTAGATAATGCTTTGATAAAGAGAACAATTGATTGTATTGCTACTCATGCTTCTCAGCTAAAAGTTCAGCATATTATTCAAGACAAAGGTAAAACCGAAATTGTAAATGATAATATTGAATATCTTTGCAATTTCAAACCCAATGAATTAATGAATGCAAATGATTTTTGGTATAGAGTTGTTTCTTGCTTATTTATCAATAACAACGCTTTTATATACCCAAAATTTGATGCCCGTGGTGAATTAATTGCTTTATATCCAATCGATTTTTACTCATTGACTTGGAAAGAAGATACAAAGGGAAATGTTTGCTGCGAATTTGTATTTAGCAAGCAAAAAATCGTATTACCGTATTCCATGTTAATTCACTTACGCCGGCAATATATACAAAATTCAATGTCAGGTGATAATCAAGATGAGCAATTACTTCAGATGTTGAATAATTCTAAGTTATTATCAGATGCAAGAAAGAATATATTAAAAGCTAATGGTACGCCTAATTTTGTGTTACAAGCGAATGTTTCAGTTAAAAAAGATGATTTAGACAAAGCAGTGAAGGATTTCGTCAATTCTTATGGCTATGCTAATCGTGTTGCTTCTGTTGATAATCGCTTTCAGATTACACCTGTATCTTCGCAGACTACTAATGTTTCCCAAGATGAAATTGATTCAGCAGAAAAAGAAATATTGCAGTATTTTGGTGTATCGAAAGCATTGATTTCTGGAGATTATACACCAGAACAAATGATGGCATTCCAAGAGTCTGTTATTGCTCCTATTGCCAATCAAATTGGACAAGCATTAACGACTGGCTTATTATCAAAAATAAAGATTAATCTTGGACATCAGATAAGAGTAAATAATAATGTATTACAATATGCGAGTGTTTCTTCTAAGATAGATTTAGTCTCTAAGCTAGTAACGAACGGCGTTATTTCTATTAATGATGCTCGAGCATTATTAGGATTAGATAATAGACAAGAAGAAGAAGCAGACTGGTTACGTACATCATTAAATACCGTTAATCTGGAGGATGCAGGAGATTATCAATTGGGTAAAGCTGGTGTTGAAGTGAATAAAGATAATACAGATAATAGATTAAAATCTGCTAAGGAAGATAATAAAGAAAAAGAAGGTGAAAAAGATGAGTGAATATAAATACGAATATAGACAATCTGTTGTTCCAGTTACAATAAATGATAATCAAGATGAGAAAAGAATGATTATCGAAGGGAAAGCGATTTCATTTAATTCTCCAACTGTATTATTTGAGGAAAATGGAATTGAATATAAAGAAGTTATTTCTGAACGGGCATTAGATAATACTGATATGAAAGATGTATTATTGAAAAAAAATCATGACCAAAAAGGTGAAACACTTGCTAGAACACGAAATAAATCATTAGAACTTGAAATAAGAAATGATGGTTTATATTTTAAAGCAGTACTTCCCAATACTCAATTTGGTAGAGATACTTATGAAAATATTAAAAGTGGGTTAACTCCTGACATGTCTTTCGGTTTCTTAGTAGAAAATGAACATTATGATAGAGATACTTATACTCGTTCTATCGATTCTATCAAATATATTAGAGAAATTTCTATCTGCGATATAGGTGCATATCCAGATTGTTATGTACAAGCAAGAGATTATATTTCAGCACAAGAAGAAATAATTAAACAAAAAGAAGAAGCTGAAAAAAAGGCTGAATATGAGCAAAGAAAGAAAGAACTAATTTTGAGAACATATTTCTGACGATAATTATTTTATTATAAAAATAGATGAATGTTTCTGCTCCTGGATAGGAAAAGAAACTAACCGGATGGTGAAAAAGCATCAAGGAGAATTTTAATATGGAAAATTTAAATTTAAAATTGAAAGATATTAACGATAAAAAATTAGAGATTCGTTCTAAATTGGAAACAGAAGAAAATTTAGATTTAGATGCTGTAAAAGCAGAACTGGATACTCTTGAAAAAGAAGAGAAAGAAATTCGGTCTAAATTATCTGCCAGCTTAGAAACGAAAGAATTAAAAGATATTAAAGAAGAAAAAAAACTTGAGGTGAAAAATAAGATGGAAAACAAATTAGAATCCTTAGAATATCGCCAGGCATTTATGAACTTTGCAAAAACTGGTGAAATGGCAGAAGAATTCCGTTCTGTGGCTCTTGCTTCTGCAAATAGTGCTGTAATTCCTCAGCCAATTCTCAACACGATTGTTGAAAAATTAGAGAATTTTGGTAATGTATTACCGCTCGTAAATAAGACTTCTTATCCTGCTGGATTTGCTATTCCGACTTCCCAGCTGACGGCTCTCGCGACTTGGACTACTGAAGCTAGTGTAGCAACGACTGGTATTCCTGTTGGCGATAAGGTTACTGGTTCTATTACGTTCTCTGCATATCCGTTAGTAAAAGCTCTTGGTATTAGCTTTGTGGCTCAGATTCAGACTTTATCTGCTTTCGAAGCTAAACTTGCAGAAAATGTTGCTACTTCCATGGCAAAAGCACTGGAACAGGCTGTAGTTGCTGGTGATGGTTCTGGCAAACCGACTGGTATCTTTACTGAAGCTGCTACTGCGGCAACTGATGTTACTCTTAATGCTACTCTTAAATATAAAGACCTTGTAAATATCAAGAAAGCTATTCCAGCAGCATATAGAGATGGCGCTGTAATTCTTACGAATGAATCCACGTTCTTTGAACTTTATAGCATCGAAGACCAGCATGGCCAGCCTATTGCTCGCGTAAATTCTGATATTACTGGTTCTCCTGTATATACGATTCTTGGTACTCCAGTTATTGTAACTGATTTTGCACCGGAATATAGCGCTGCTGCTACTGGTGATATTGTTGCTGTTGTACTCCAGCCGAAAAATTATACCCTTAACATGGCTTATCAGCCGGATATGCGCGTATATACTGAAGATGCAACGAGAAATAAAGTATATCAGAGCATGTTACTTGCAGATGGTAAGATGGTCGATAAAAACGGTCTCGTAGCAATTAAAAAAGGTTAATTTATTCACCTCCCTAAATGGAAGGAGGGGATTAAATGCTTGACTTAGAATACGTTAAAAAATTTCTTCATATTGACGGCGATTATGAAGATGTAATTATCCAGGGACTTATTGATGCAGCAAAACAATATATTATTGACGTTGTTGGGTATTTTGATGGAAATCTATTTGTGATGAATCATTGTGCGTTACAATTGATTGCGTACTGGTATAATCAACGCGGTGAATCTGGTTCGAATACTGATATTCCGTATATTGTTACAACGATGCTCCAGCACCTTTGCTTTGCATATACAAAAGATGAAGAAGAACCTTCACAAGAACCTTCAACAGAACCTTCAACCGAACCCTCAACAGATGGTGAAACTTCAGGTGGAGAAACTACCGATGGTGAAACTTCAGGTGAAAATACTGAGGAGGAAACACCGCCACCAACGGATGGTGAAACCACATGAGTGAATTAAAAATATCCGACTTGCGGACTAGAATAAAAATTCTAAAATTCACAGAAGTTTCACCAGATGCCGGGCTCGGTCCTGAAATTGATTGGACTGTTGCTTTAGAAATATATGCACAGCCGTTGAAGCAAAGAGTTACTCCAACGCATACTTTAGATGACGGTGAAGCAATTGTAATTACACAAGGATTTAATATAAGACCAAACGATGTAAATAAAGGTGATAGGTTAATATATCAGAATGAAACTTATGATATATTGGATGTCGATAAAGGAAATCCTTCTTATTATATTATTACATCCAAACGTTTAGTTTCTTAATTGGGGGTGCATATCATGAAAATATCTATTAATACAGATAAAGCAGTGAAAAATGCACTGAATAATTTTGATAAATATGATAAAGATACGCAGATTAGAATTGAAAAAGTGGTTGAAAGTACTACTTCTACTGTTGAAACTAAAGCCAAAGCTAAAGCTCCATTTAGAACTGGTAAGTTAAAAAGTTCTATTTCTTCCACCATGAAAAATAAAACTACTGGGATTGTGAAAGCAACTTCTCCGGCAGCGCATTTAGTGGAATTAGGTACCGTGTTGCGTATTACTGCTCCAAAGAAGAAACAAGCATTAAGGATTGGAGATTCCTTTGTAAAGAAAGTAATTTCTACTGGACAAGTAAAACCGAAACCTTTCTTGAAACCTGCAGCGGAAGAAGTAAAAGATAAATTCGTTAGTGATTTATCAAATGCTATAAATCCAAAGAAATAAGGGAGGAATGAATAATGGTATTAATAAAAAGCGTTCCTCTTGTCGACTATCAAAAATCCATATTTAAATTATTAAAAGAGAATCAAACAATTCCGGTATATGGTAAAACTCCTTTAAAAGCAGAATTGCCCTGTATTACATTTGGAAGTATCTTAGCGAAACCGACAGATACAAAAACAAGTGTAATGTGGGAAGTTACCATAGAAATAAATGTTTGGGGAGATAAAAACGGAAAAGCTGAAGTAAATAATATTATTAATGATATTACTACAGTTCTTTCAGCTAATGAAATACTTGTAGATAAGTATGAAACTATTAATACAGAAATAGATTCTGTACAAGTATACGAAACAACAGATAACGGATATTTTGGTACTTTATCTCTCTCAACTCTTTTACAACAAATTAGTCTTGTATAATGAGCGTATAATTATACAAGTTTATATAGATACGATATAAGAAAGTTAAAAAAATATGAGGTGAAAATAAAATGGCTTTAACTCCTACACAGATTGCCAATTTGCCAACTTCTCCGAATACGGAGATTGCAACGGCTGGTAAAAAGGTGTTACTTTATGTAGCCCAGGCAGAAAATGATTTTATCGTTGTCGGTGGTCAGAGAAATGTTCCACTTTCAATGAGTGCTGAATCTCTTGATGGTTCTCATAAAGCTTCCGGTGACTGGACCACTGCTATTCCAGGTATGAAATCTTGGTCTATCTCTTACGACGGCTTAGAAATTTATTCTGACGTTGGCGTACAGATTCTTGAACATGCTTTCCTGAATGATAAAGAAGTTAATGTAAAGATTGTATACGCTGATAAATCTTATCGCACTGGTTGGTGTTTTGTAACTGAATTCAGCGATGATAATAGTCATACTGATGTAAACACTCTTTCCATCACTTTGACCGGTAATGGTGAAATTTCTGAACGTCAAGAAGAAACTACTCCTTGATAACTCGATAACTTGATAAACTGTAAATAATATTTCCATAAATCGCTTCATAAAAATAGATAGTTATAAACTATCTATTTTTTATTTCCTTGATGAAATCGCATAAATATACGAAAAGAGCTAGCTTTATTTGACTAGCTTTTTTCTATTTCTAATGTAGAAATAAAATATTTTGAAAGGAAAGTGAATTTTTAATGAAAGAAACAATTACTTTCACCGTGGGTGAAAAAGAATATGAGATGGGATACGACATTAAGTCACTAATGAAATTTGAGCAATTATCTGGGAGAACATTATATAGTTTATTTTCTGGTGGGAGTCAACAATCTATTCTCAATAGTTTTTCTTTGGAAATTACTGTAGCTGGATTATCTAGTGGATTAAATTTATCATTGGATGATACATATGATTTTATTGATTATGCTATAGAAAACGGATTGTTAATCGATGATTTAAACGGATATATTATGCAAGCAATGCTTAAAGCGAATGGTTTTTTAAAGAGAAAAGAGAAAGAGGAAGTGAAAGCAGAAAAGCCGAAAACATCCAAGAAGAAAAAATAAATTCATTTGCTGAATGGGTCGATATTGTAGAACCTCAATGTATTCAAATTGGAATTCCAATAAGAGAATTTGAACATCTCCAGCCTCACGAAATACGTACTATTTTTAATGCGTATAAAAAAAGAGAACAACTGGAAGATTATAAGAAATCTTATTTTCTCTCATGGCTAGTGAATCTACAAGTTGCAAAAGGGAAGAGAATATCTCCAGATGATATATTTAATCCGCTTCATCCAGAGGTAAAAGAAGAAAAAGCAAATAGAGCAAGAGAAAATGCAATATCAGACCATGACGATATCTTAAATACATTTAAAAATGAATTATTAAATGATAAGTATTTAAATGAAAATATAAGAAAAGAATTAATGAAAAAGAGATGACTTCTACAAAAGTTATCTTTTTTTATTTTTAATATAGAATAGTTATTTAATCGAAATTCCTACATGGAGGAAATACTATGAGTTTGAAAGAAATAAATGTAAAAATTTCAGCCGATAGTTCCAACTTTAAAAAGGGAGTATCAGAAGCTGAAAAAGCGTTACAGGACGCATTCAAAAAAGATTATTTATCTGATTTAAATAAACAATTGATGTCCACTAGCCAGACAATTTCTGGTTTAATTGGAAAAGCCCAAGCATTTACAGCTGTATTAGCAGGTGGATTTGGTTTCGTTGCATTAGTTCAAGGTGCCGCAGATGCAGCAGCAGCGACTAAAGATTTAGCAGCGGCATATGGAATGTCCGCTAAAGAAGCTGGACATTTTAAAAAAGTTGTTGTTAATTCTGGTGGCGATGTTGAACAGACGATAAAGCAATTAGCGAAGTTACAACATAATGTCGATTCGATGTCTAAAGCCACCGAAGGCACTAGACAGATGCTCGATTTGCTCGGAGTATCATTTAGAGACACCAATGGAAAATTATTACCTTATGAAGAAAGATTAACGAATTTAGCAGATGGATATAAGAAAGCGAAAGAAGCCGGCGAAGGTGAAACATTTATCCTGGAGACACTTGGTGCAAAAGGTGTAACTCTTATTCCAGTACTCGAAAAAGTTAATCGTACTAAAGAACAATTATCTAAAGTTACAAGTGTTAATTTAGATACGGACAGACTGGAAGCATTAAAACGAGAAATGGAAGTATTGGATATGCAGTCTGCCCAATTAAAATTAGCTTTCGGACAAGCATTTTTACCAATTGCTGAAGAAATTGTTCCAAAAGTATTGAATGAATTAAAATATTTAACACAAGTATTTAATGAAAATAAAGAAAAAATATATGAAGTAACTGAAGCGGTAACAAAATTAATAGCAGCTTATGTAGCATTTAAAACAGCAAGAGCGGCGCAAGGTGCATTAAATGGTGTAGTATCTTCAGCTAGTCAGATGCTTGGGTTATCAAAGTCTTCTGCACAATTAGCAGAAGAAGAAGCAATAAAACAAAAACAATTAGCATCAGACCAAAAGTTTATTGCTCAGCGTGAAAAATTATTACAAGATTCTGCGAATCGGCAGATGAAAACTGAATATAATAAATTACAGAAAATGCTCCAAGACGGAAGAATTACTGAAGCAGAATTTGCAAGATTATATGCACAACGTACAACAAAGATACAGCAAGAATGTGTTAGACAACAGCAAATAGTCAGACAGACTCTACAACAAGAAATTAATTTAGCAAGAAATGCAGCTACACAAGTTGCTCAGTCAGAACAACAGAAAGCAAATGCAGCGAAGAATGCATCTACTCAAATTCAAGCAGCAAATGGACTTGCAGCTCAATCTGCACAGAAAATTGTTCAAGCTAATGTTGTAGCTGGAAATTCGTCTCAAACAATGGCGAATAGAATGACAACGGCAGTTGGAAATGCTGGTAGATTTATTGGTGGAAATTTCTTGCCAATAATTGCATTGATTGGTACTACTTGGTTAATGTCTGGAACTGATGCTTCAACAGCAACTGGACAAATGAGTGATGGTTGTCTTAATGCAATTAAACCTGTTGACTTATTAACTGGTGCAGTAATGGCTTTAGCTACTGGATGGTGGCAAGCTGCATTAGCATTTGCGGCTTTTGCTGGAGTAAAATATTCGTACGATAGAGAAAAATTTAAACAAGGCCATACGTTGGAAATGAATGGCAAGAAGTATATAAAGCAAGATGCTGACGGTCCCTGGAAAGAAGTCGTTAAAAAAGAAGTTAAAGTTAAGAAAAATGGTAGCGACCAGGGGACAAATTATGGTACCACAGTTACTAACGAGGAATACAAAGCAGTTTCAATGGATAGAAATGCAGAGTTAGATTCTCTCTATCGTTCAAAAAATCCAGATTCATTGGAAGCTTTAAAACTTAGTAAAGAACGTACTGAAACAGCGGCGAAAAAGCAACAAGAAAATGTTTTAAATCAGATGAATAACCTTGGTAATGATATTAAAGCAGCTGCAGGAGGAGCGATTGAAAATGCAGCTGGAGGTGGCGGTGGAAATTCCAAAGCGATAGAAGAAGCAAATAAGATTATTACGAAAACGGTAAAAATCAGTTTAGATAGACTTGTTAATGATGTCGCATATCGTTATAATGACTGGATTGGTGAACAATGGACTCCGTGGGAGCATGGAATCACGGATAGGACTAGATATACGGGTAATTTAAATAAACAGTGTGATTCCTGGACAGCCGATTTTTATGCTACTTTATTTAAAGAGATTGGTAAAGAAAATCCGTTTAAAGGTGTCGTTAATGAAGAAGATTTTCAAGCTTTAGGTGCTTTTGATACTTCTCCAAATGCAATCGGGGAAATTGGTGATTTAGTGGGTGGATATAAAGATGGTAATTATCATTATGGTGTTATTATTGGTCCCAACAAAGTCCGTTCAAGAGACTCCCGAGGCGGATTAACTGACCGAAATGTAGACGATTGGAAAGACCGATTTGGATTTATTGGCTACGGAAAGTTAAGAAAAGTACTCGGCGGAGACATTTCTATTGAACGAACATTAACGGGTACGAAAGAACAAATCGAAGCCCAAGAAAAAGGACTGAAAATCCAAGATGAATTACTTAAAGCCCAAGAAGATATGGCTAAACTTACAGGTGAATTAAAGAGTGAATATTTATCTATAGATGCCACTGAATTTGAAAAGAACAAATTACAATTATATAATGATTTAAGAGAAAAACAAGATAGAATAAATGAAGCGAAGGGTAAAGGCGCTGACATTTCTGAAGTCCAATTAGCACTTGATACTTTACGAATAAAAAAACAAGAAGATTTAGAAAAACAATATAAAAAGAATATTGAGAAAGCTCAGTCACAAATGAAAATTTCTCAAAGCGAACTTAACTTTGATTTCAAGCAGCAAGCATTGGAAAAATATTATCAAGCACTTCGTGAAGCTGAAGAAAAACGAATTGAAACAATTAAACAAATTGGTAAAACACAAGATGATGTTACTGCTAACGAAATTGCTAATGCTCAAAAAGAAACTGATAAGAAAAAAGCAAGATTAGAACTGGATAAATCATTATTATCTGCTACTTCTCAACGACTGGATAAATTAGCAGAAGAAGGAAGGTTATTACAAATCATGGCTGAAGAAGAATCTTCTGCATTTGATTTAATCAATGAATCTGTGCATCGTGGTAATGTGAAATTATCACAAATGTATGTTGAAATGCTTAAATCTGTTCATCTTTCAGCTACGGAAATGATGGCTAATACTGTAGAATCTTTATCTAGTTCAATGTCCAGTGGTTTAGCTGAATTTATTCAGGGTACAAAATCAGCTGGAGATGCATTTAGGGAAATGGGACAATCGATATTAAAAACGATGAGTGAAATTATTGCGAAAGCTATTGTAATGAAAGCATTAGCTCCGATACTTGGAGGTCTTTTTAAGGGAAATCCTTGGAGTTATAGTGATGGTACAAAGTTAGATTCAACTTTCGGCTGGACTGGAAATGTTGTAACTGGATTTACTAATGGATATGATTTTACGAATCCATTTAAAATGGCTGAAGGCGGAATTGTAACTGCCCCAACAATGGCAATGATAGGTGAAGCGGGAGATAATGAAGCAGTAATTCCTCTGACAGATAAAAATCTTGCAGCTCTTGGCGGCGGTGGAAAAGCTCCATCAGTAAGAGTGAATATTACTAATAATACTGGAGACGAAGCAAAAGCGACTGAAAATGATGTTTCATGGGATGAACAAATGCAAGAATATGTAGTGAATGTTGTATTAGATAGTGCTTCTCGTAATGTTGGAGGATTTAGAACTTCACTAAAAGGATATTTAAATTCATAAATAAGATAAAAAAGGTAGTTTCTTCAGCTACCTTTTATTTTTACATAAATTTTATTTTTTAAGTAGATGAATAAACGAAAAAATACGAGGTGATTTAAATGGCTAAAGCATTAAGATTTAGTTCTGCTTTCGACGTAGACCCGAACATAAAACGGGCTGGAAATACAGGTGATTCTTATAAAATAGAATATGTAGATAATACAATAAAAACTGAAGACCAAGCTGGATATACACATACAAGACCACGTACAACAAGAATGTTGAGAAAATTTACTTACGCTTGGAACGCTGTTTCTGAAGATGATGCAGAATCATTAAGAAATTTCTATGAAAAAGTAGGTACATATAAAAGTTTTCTTTTTGATGATTATATTACAGAAAAAACTTTCGAAGTAAGATTTGATAGTCCACTTCAGATGCAAGAAGATTATCCATATGGTTTTCACTTCACTATTACGTTCGCGGAGGTATAATTATGCTTGATTTATCAACAGCAGCAAAATTAGCTAGTAATCAATTAACTTCTTCTGTTCCTTGGCTTACATTTATTTCTATAACTTCTGAAACAACAGAACCGATTTATATTGTCAGAAATAACGAAGATATTATATACAATAATATTTTATATACAAGGTTCCCGGTGAATATAGATACATTGATGGACGATGATGGAAAAACATTACATTCTGTCAATCTTAAAGTTTCCAATGCAGGAAAAGTTATACAAGACGCTATCCAATCATATAACGGATTATGCGATGCAGAAGTACAAATTGACGTTGTATACATGGAAACACTTACCAGAAATAAAAATGCCGTTCCATATATAAATATTGAACCAGAAGACACATTTTCTTTTATCGTTACCCAGACAACATACGATGAGCAATGGGTCACATTTAAACTTGGAAGTAAAACTACATTAGCACATGGATTCCCAATGCATAAATATTATTTAGAATATTGCCCTTTTGTTTTTAAAGATATTCGTTGCGGATACGAAGGTGGGGAAGAACAATGTAAAAATACTTTATCTACTTGTAGAATATTGGAAAGGTTCGGTGGTAGCTTTGGAATCAACGGTTAATATTTCAAAATATGTGGGCATTCCATTTAAAGATATGGGAGATTCATTAGACGGAATAGATTGCTGGCATTTAATTAAATTATTTTATAAGAATGAATTTGATATAGAATTAGATGATTATTATATCAGTGCATTAGATACAGATAAAATTAATGAGCAATTTATAAAAGAAAAAAATGATTCATCATTAAATATGAATCAATGGATAGAAATAGATAAACCAGAACCTTATTGTTTAGTATTAATAAATTTATTAAATAATCCAAATATATTTTGTGACCACGTTGGAATTTGTGTTGATTCTGAGCATTTTTTACATGCTTATCGTAAAACAGGTTCATGCCTTGGAAAATTCAGAAGATGGAAATCTCATATAAAGGGTTTTTATAAATTAAATAATTCCTGGTACTAAAGGAGGTGTACTAATTGTTATTACATTATATAAAAGTAAAAAATCCATTTCATTTGGAAACTGCTACGAAAGAAGAAGTATATCACACTGGTAGAGAAACATTAAATAAATTTGTTAAACAAGACGATTTTCACCTTTATTTCTTAAATGGTAATGAAGTAAAAAAAGAAGATTTTAAGAAAACATATATATCTGATGATGATTATTTGGTGGAAATGCCCGCAATTGGCGGTGGAGATTTCTTTAAATCATTCTTATCATTCGTTGCAATGGCCGCTCTTGCATGGTTTGCAGGTTCAGTTGTTGCCACCGGTAAATTATTTGGATTAGCACATGCAACTCTCGGTACATATTTAGCTGCCGGCGCAGTAATGATGATTGGAAGTAGAATTATCAATGCTATCTTCCCACAAGACGTGCCATCATTTGAATTTGGACAATCAGAACAACAGAATCGTGCATATACGTGGAATCTTCCAACCTTATCTTCAGCTTCAGGAAATGTAATAGGTGAAACTTTTGGTGAATGTATTCCGGCTGGGCAATTATTATTATCACATATTACTACTGAAAACAATGTACAATATTTAAATGTATTAGTTTCCGGTGGTTATGGACCCGTGGATGAAATTTCAGACATTCGTTTAGATAATACTCCAATCGATAACTTCTCAGAAGTCCAATCAGAAGTCCGTTATGGTACAAATAATCAAGAGCCTATTTCTTTCTTTAAAGAAACTCCTCAAGATGTTGAAGTGAATTTACAGCTGAAAGAAGCTAGTCCAATTGTACGTTCTACACCTACGAATAGATGTAAAGATTTATCTGTTTTAATAGATTGTCCTTCTGGCTTATATCATGTAAACGACGAGGGAAATAACGAAAATCTTACTGTTACATTTAAAATTGAATATAAAAAATCTGGTGCAGCAGCTACAACATTTGTGGAAGTAGGGACATATTCTTTAACAGGAAATACATCAGATGAAATTACAAAAGAATATCGCTGGCAAGCTCCAGTCGAAGATAAATATGACATAAGAGTTACTTTAATTAGTGCGCCGCATACAAACAGAGATGTTTCTACTGTAGTATTTAAATATATTACTGCTTATTTAAATCAAGCTTTTTCACATCCCAATCAAGTATTACTTGGTTTTAAGATTCGTGCTACAAATCAATTGTCTGGTAATTTACCTAATATTACTTGGAAACAGAAGAGAAGTAATGTATTAGTATATAATCCAAGGACAAAAACATATGAGGAAAAACGAGCAGATAATCCAATCTGGGCAGCTTATGATATATTACATCATTGTCGTAAATTATATAATATTAATACAGATAAATACGAATATGTTGTTCTCGGTTGTAAACATGAATGCCTAGATAAATATTATTCCCAATGGGAATCTGCTGCTTTATATGCAGATGATATGATATTGAATAATGAAAACGAATACGAGAAACGTTTCCTATTTGATTATTTCTACGGTACAGAGCTAAAACGCTATGATGCAGCACAAAGAGCTGCCACTGTCGGACATTCTTGCATATTAATCCATGGGAATTATTATGGAATTATTACTGATAAACCAGCTGCAATTTCTCAAATTTTCACTAATGGTAATATTACTAAATCAACTATTCAAGGCTCATTTAATGCGAAAGAAGATAGAGCCCGTTCTGTAGAAATTACGTATAATGATTCAGAAAATGATTTTAAAAATACACAGTTCTGTTTGCGTTCTCCATACTTTAATCAAGATGATGATAATACCGCAAAACTTACATTATACGGCGTTAAAAGAAGAACACAAGCATTCCGAGAAGGAATAAGAGCATTAGCTACAAACGAAAGACAACTGCAAACATTAGATTTACAGACAGATATCAACGGTATTTGTTGTGAGTATGGCGATGTTGTCGGATATTCTTCTGAGGTTTCTAATATCGGTGTTGCGTCAGGTAGAATAGAAAAATTATATAAAGATGGAAGTATATTAGTAGATACAGACCCTGCATATGCTGAAAATAAAGAATATCAAATAAAAATTTCTCATAAAGATGGTAATATCCAGACGAGAAAATTAGTAATTAATTATAAAAATAATATTAAACGAGTAATGCCTAAAACTCCGTTCGACCCAATGCCAGAGAAATATGATGTATATACGATAGGTGAAGTTGAAAGAGTAGTGAAACCTTTCCGTGTCGTTGGTGCAAAATTATCTGGAGATTTAAAGGTAACATTAAAACTGATTGAATATGATGAAGCCGTATATGCGGATGACTGGGATTATACAAATTATCCTGATATAAATTATTCAGCCACTCTTCCTTATACGGACGTAATTACTAGTATTACTGGAAATGTTAATTATTATACAGCAATTAATGGAGCAGTTTCTGCTGATTTAATTGTATCTTTTAATACACGACAAGCATATGTAATGCCAGAAAGATATTTAGTAATTGCAACGGATTCTTCTGGAAAATCTATTCAGGTTCAAACATTAGAAAATAGTGTAACTATTCCAAATGTGAAAATCGGTGAAACTTATACAGTAGAAGTAAAATGTATCTATAATGTTGCAAGAGTTGGGACGCATTCTATAAAAGTTCATATTCATGGCAAGAGTACTTCTCCTGCTTCTATTTCTAATCTTGTATTGACGGTTTCTAATTCGTATATTCATGCGACATGGAATTATTCAACTTCGAAAGACGTGGAAGTATACAGAGTATATTACGGCATGAATGGGGCAAGTTTAGAAAATTGTACATTATATAAATCAACGGCTTCTAATACTTGTAGTATTCCATTCGATAAAGCAGGAGCGTATATTGTTTATGTCCAAGCAGTTGACGGCTTTGGAAATGTTTCATCTACAGTATCAGAAACAATTTATATCAGTTTACCGTCAGGAGTTTTAAATCTTAATGCAAAAGTAAATTATACAGAATTTAAAACAAATGAACAATATAATATTACTGTTACTTATACACAACAAGAACCTGGAAATACTGCCGATGTATATATATCAGACGATGACGGTGAAACATATAAATATGTTGGAACACATGCATCTAATGTAACGACACCGTTATTAGGAATTAATAAAACATATTTAATAAAAGTCCAGGCAAAAAATTCTTACTTCAAGTGTGATAGTGCAAATATAAGATATACTTCTATAAAGATTGTTTCACAATCTCCAATGCCAAATACACCAACAAATTTTGTTATTAAATTAAATAATAATAAATTAACTGGCACCTGGAATATCGTAGATAATGTAGCGATAGAATACTACGAATTAAGATATGATACAAACGTTGGTAGTGATACCAATTTGATTGGAAGAACGCAAGGCAATTATTATCAATTCTTATCACTGAAAAACAGAACAGCAAGAGTATATTTATATGCACATTCTTATGCAGGAAAAGATTCACTTCCAACGAGTTATCAATGTAACTTCCCGACATTACCAGCTCCTGATGTTACGAAGATTGAAATAAATATTAAATTCAAGACTCTTACTGTAAAAGTCCCGTTAATAGAAGCGGCAATGGGAGTAAGAATAAGAATTACTAGTTGGGATTTAGATGTACAACGTCCAGATAAATATTTTGACCAAATGATTGATTGCCCCAATGGTGTATTAACAATTAACTTGGAATCGGATATTTATTATGTATATGCTTGTTATTATGATATTCTGGGTGATGGAGCATGGACAGATTATCCAAAAACGGCAGTAATTGACCCATATTTCGACCCTGCATACATCGAAGATGGCACAATCAGTATGCAGAAATTTGATAAACAATTCCAAAATGAATATACAACATTAAAAGATGTGACTGTTCCAGCACTTAATACAAGAATTCAAGAAGTTGATGCAGAAGCAGGAAGAATTAATGAAAAAGCCCAAGGAATTATCGATGAGTTAAATAAAGAACCATCTGTAAATGGATATAAGAGTATCCAAAAATTAGTAACAAAAGATGGTGAATTAGAGTCTACTATTGCAAATAATAAAACAACGCAAGACGGAATTAATCAAACGCATTTATCGCAGATTCAGCAGAATGCGTCTGGAATAACTACAATAGTGGGTAACTTAAATAAATCCGCTTCAGGAAATACTTATTCTGCAATCTCTAGTTTATCACAGCGAGCGGATAGTATTTCTTCAACAGTTGCAACGAATAAAACGAATCAAGATAAAGTAAATGAGTCTCATTTATCGCAAATTCAACAAAATGCCAGTGGAATTACTACAATAGTAGGGAATTTAAATAAGTCAGCTTCTGGAAATGCTTATTCAGCAATTTCAAGTTTATCTCAAAGAGCAGATAGTATTTCTTCGACGGTTACTACAAATAAGACAACACAAGACGGTATTAATAATAGTTTTACTTCATCCATTACCCAGCACGGAAATTCTATAAACGCAATAGTAACGAATCTGAATGATAAACCAACTGCTTATTCAGGTTTATCATTGATGAATGATGCTATAAATCTTCGCGTTCAGAAAGGCGACGTAATTAATCAAATAAATTTGACACCGCAAGGAACAACCATCGATGGTAAATATTTACATGTAACTGGAAGTACATTATTCGACGATAATGTAATTGTATCTAAAATGTTAAAAGCAGGTGCTGTTACAGCAGATAAATTAGCTGCCGATGCAATTTCTGCAGACAAAATTAACGTGGATAAGCTGTCGTCCTTAAGTGCAACAATAGGCACCTTGAGAACAAAAACGAGCGGTGCACGAGTTGAAATAAAAGATAATTTGATTGAAGTATTCGATGCGAACGGAAAATTACGTTGCAAATTAGGTATATGGTAAGACTAGGAGTATGGTAATTTCTAAATAGTTATTAAAAATTCATTTAAAACCGCTTATTCTAATTATGTAAGATATAAATAGAAAGGCGGTTTTATTATGTATAAAATTTACAAAATAACGAATAAGGAACACCCATCAGAAATTTATGTGGGTAGCAGTAAGCAGACATTAGAAAAACGATTTCGAGGACATGTTACAGACAAGCGTTCTTCAGTATATCCATATATTCAAAGAGATGGAAAAGAAAACTTCGAAATTACTGCAATAGATTATGCAAGTACAAAAGAGGAAACATTGGAAAAAGAAGAATTTTGGACAATCTTTCTAAAAGAACAAGGATATTTTTTATATAATAAAAGTTATGGGAGTAAACTTTCTGATGAAGCAAAACGAAAAATTTCGATTAAAACTAAAGCAAGAATGAAGGATATTAATAATAATCCTTTTCATATAAAACCACTTCGAGGCGAAAATCATCCTTGGTTTAATAGACATCATTCTAAAAAAACTAAAAAACTTATAAGTGAAAAAATAAAAGAAAGATTTAAAGACCCAACAAAAAATCCTATGTATGGAAAGCATCATACTGAAAAAACAAAGCAAAAACTACGAAAGAAAAACGGAAAAGCAGTACGCTGTATTGAAAATAATAAAATTTATGAATCTTGTACAGTTGCTGCAAAAGATTTAAATTGTTCAGCTAGTGAAGTTGCAAAGGTTGCAAGAGGTAAATTAAAACATACAAAAGGATTTCATTTCGAATATATATAAATATATCTTAATTTTTTTAAAATGATAGTTTATCGCTGTCATTTTATTTTTTAATAGAAGATAATTTTTATCTAAAAATTTTTAACAATTTGCAAATTATTAAAAAAAATTAGAGGTGAAAGAAAATATGCCTAGTACAAATACATTTGGCTCAACGATCGCACTTGGTCGTGCGGAAGCCCAAGTAATTCAAAACTTATATGAATTAGCTGTCAGTGAAGGCTATCGCGGAACTAAAGCTGAATTTTTACAATCTTTAGTTGGTCCGTCTGGAACAATTCAAATTGGTACTGTTACAACTACTGCTCCAGGAACAAATGCGACGGTAACTAAT